TATCCGCCCGTAATTACTCCCGCTTCGCTGCGTACCTAAAAGCAGGTCGCTGCCGCTTACGCGGGCGCTCATGTTTAACATACCGCCGTCGCCGAATAGGTTGCCCAGTCCGGTGCCCTGGCTTACGGCCCTAAAGCTTGCCGCCATAGGAATGCCGGTAAATGCACTCACGATAGCCGAAAGCGCAAGGGTCGCAGCTACCGCGGCAGCCAGCTGCTTGACGTAATCAATTACCGCCTTTTTAAGTACCTGGAAAAAATCTTCACCGTTGGTAATGGCTGCCGTAAACGACTGGGTAATAATGCTGCCGAATTGCTGCCCAATCATGGTGGCGGCCTGCAGCTGCGTGCTAAAGTCCTTTACGCCTGCGATTAGGGGTACTAGCTCGCCTTCGACCTCGCTAATGGCTTCCATGTCGATGGGCTGGAATTGCCCCAGTACCTCACCGCGCGCGACGAAATTAAAATCTTCCTGCGCGAATTGCTGCGCCAATGACAGCATACCGGACAGCGTGTCGCGGTACTTCTCCGCTGCGGTCGTGGCCTTTTTGGTGCTGGTCGTGGCCTCGTCCATCGCCGTGGTAAGGCTTGCCCCAAGTTTGGGAGCTGCCAGCGTTACGTCTTCTATGCTTTCTTTAGAAGCTTTTAAGCCGTCCAGGTAAATACGGGTAGCTGCGCCTTCGGCTCCCTGGGCGTAGCTAGCTAGGTAGGCAAGCTTCTGCCATAGGCTCAAATGGCCCGACAGCAAATTGCCCACTGCCTTTAAGCCTTCGGCGAGGAACCCAAGGAACCCACTATAAACCGGGAGCAGGGCTGTACCAATTTGAAGCTTTAGGTCTTCAATGGTGGCCTTTTGGCGGTCGAGCTGGTCCGCTACGCTGGCCACGCCTGGGCCTATCTGCGTAATGGTCGCCTGCATGGCTGCGTTAAACGCCTCGGCATAAGGTACGCCAGCTTCCAGCTGTTCCTTCATGGCCTTTACGTTAATGCCTACCTGCTCTAGGCCTTTGGTGCTTTCCTTGGCAAAAGCCGTCTGCAGTTTGTCTGCGATTTCCTCGAAGCTTTTGCCCGTGGCGTCGCTAATCGCGTTCGCGTACTCCAGCTGCTTGCTTAAGGCTTCAATGCCTACGCCCTGGCCTACGGCCGTAACGGCGCGCTCCATAAGCTGCAGCTTGCTTATTTCGCCGTCCGTGGCTTGCTGCAGTTTCGCCAGGTCTGCGCTTGTGCCGATATTGGCAAACGCGACCTGCACGTTTTGGGCTTCCGCGGCCAAGTTAATGGCCTGCATGGTAAAGTCCTTAATGGCTGCACCAGCAAACGAAGCACCCACCAGGGCGCCCAAGTTACTTAATAGCTTGCTCGTTTCCTTTAGCTTGGCATCCACTTGCTGAATGCCTTGCCGGAACTCGTTAGCGTCTAGGCCTAAAAGTACCTTACTGGTTACGTCCATAGCTATTTAATAACGCCCGTAGGCTGCTTACTTTTTGTTCATCTTCAAATTTAAGTAGATCCGTTTCCTTCACTACTTTTTTAATGCTTTTCCCGCTTATGTTAACTAGCACGGCTGCTAGCCATCGGGTACGTTTCCAGTCGTCTTTTTCGGCCTCTACCGCGTGGTGCAGTACAGCGTTAAGCTGTGCGTGCGTCAAGCTTTTGGCTTCGCTAGGCGCTAGGCCTAAACGCCCTACCAGCTGACCCAGTACGTCTACTGGGCCGCCGGCGGGGAAAAAGGGCCGTTAAGCCGCTGGGTAAGTTCGGAAATATCCCAAGTCCCTGCCATAGCCTTAAACTCGTCGAAGCTGGGCCGTCCGTTCACGTCCCAAAACTCCTGCGCGTAAAGCATGGCTAGCATGTCTGCCAGGCCAAGATTTCCCAGTTCGGTAACGGTCTTTCCCGATACCTCTTCAAACAAAAGCGCTGCCCCCAGCGTAAACTTTTTCCCTTCCATCGCTTTGCTTATTAGTTGGTTCCTACAGTCCAGGCGCCGGTACCGTTAAGCGTGAAGCTTACCGTGGCGTTGTCTTTGTCCGGGGTAGATACCGAAAGCTGCGTAAGAATAGCGTCGCCTTCGATTTTGGTTTCGCCAGCTACCGGGGTAACCGTGCCAGCTGCCACCTGCGTGATGCGAAGCTTGACAATATCGCCAACCTTGCCGTAAAGCTCGTCTACGTTCCACAGTGAAGCGTTGTCGTCGTCCATAATGGTGCTGCCGGAAATGCTCCAGGCTTTAGCACTCGTTACGTAGGTGCGGAATACTGCCGCGTCTTTGCTCGTCGTTTCGCGCGTTTCCGCGTTCATTTCGAAGCTGGTCTCGGTTTCCGACGCAAACGCTTTGTAGGTCGTTCCGCCGTCCACGCTCATGAATAGGCGAACTTCGCCGCCGCTTAATGTAGCCATTTTAGTAATTGATTAAAAAAGTGAAATCTGCCGCTAGTATAACGGTTTCGTCGTCTTCGTTGTAGAAAAATTGCGCCCCGGTCATGTAGGCCAGGGTAAACGTGGTTTGGGCTGCTACGCCCATTTGCTCGGCCGCGCAGTCTTCGCCTTCAAGCGTGCCAAGGTCGCCCGTTACGTACTGCTCGTACAGCGGCATTACGCGTGGGTAGTGCTGCAGGTTGTGGCGTATTTGGCTTAACTGTGCCTGGGCTGTGTCTGCGCTAGCGAAATGCATAAAAAGTGTAGCGCTTACTCGCTCGGCTTTGTACTCGTCTTTGGTTTCGGTTACCTCGATTCCGCCTAACTGTATTACGATAAAATCTTCAGCTACGCCCTGCGGGGCTGCATACGAGTAAACCGGCACGATCGTGCTGGCGTTTACCGCGTCATATATGTACTGTAGATAGTTCACCGCAGGTGTGCTTTAATACGCTTTTGTACAAAGTTAGTAATTTTTAGCGCTGCCTTTTCGGGTACGTCGCTGCCAGCTAGCGCTTTGTCAAAAAATGCCTTTGCGGGCAGTCCTTTGCCACTGTAGTTTACTAACTGCCTGCGGTGCTGGCCTATGGTCGTTCCCTTTTTCTTTCGTCCGGGACGCACGCCACCGAACAGCTGCCAGTTGGCGTAATATGCACCTTTCCGATCTTGATTACGCAGGCCGACTACTACGTAAGCCTTTTCGGTTCCTTTGTTTGCGAAAACGTCGATGGACTTGTAAAGGTTGTAAAAAGCGCCCTTGTCTTTTTTGCTAGCCGTTGTACCGCCACGCAGCTTTAGCCTGGACTTTGTTTTAACGTCATTGTAAGCTTCCTGCCGGGCTTTCTCTACTAGTGGGGCAGCTTCCCTTTTTAGCAGCTGCCGAAGCTCTTTAAAACGCAAATTTTCCGATGTGGCTAACTTGCGTAGCCGTTGCCGGAATTGGTCAAAATCTTCTACTCTGCCGCTTTCGCTCCGCAGGTAAACCGTTTTACCGCGTGCCATTGTCCCGCAGGCGGGTTTTGACCAGTATAAAACGACGACGCCCTTCGGGTATGACGCTTACTATATCGTAGTCTTCGCTATTGTAAACCAGTCGCCAGTTAGGCATTACCGTGTTTGGGTAGCGCAGGCGCCAGGTGTAGAATGCGCTGCTTACCATTTGGTCGTATGGCATGGCTTCCGTTCCTGCCGTTTCCTGCACGATGCGCTCGGCGTAAAATGTACCAGCGCTGGCCCAGGATTTAATTACCTGGCCGCTATTGTTGGGTACAGTTGTCGGCTGGAAAAGCTCTACGCGCAGGTCAAGCATTAGCTAAAGTTTTGGCGGTAGCGGAACGCTAGGCGGTCAAAAAAGCGGTTTGTATTGTACGGCAAGTCGTCGCCGTAGTCGTAACCAAATTTAACGCGTTGGTACAGCGCGTGTTTTACGTCTGCGGGCGGGTTGGTGTCGCCGCAGGTGTAAATGATCCGCATACGCGGGGGTACCTCGTCCAGGGTAATTACGGTATTGATAAAATCGTAATCTGTGTAAAGGGCCAAGGTAGTGGCATTGCCTTCGTCGTCGTATGCCGTAACGCTAGTAATAGCCGTAACGGGACCCAGGGGGAGCGTATAGCTCGCTTCCCCCGTGGTGTCCACAGTCACAGTTGTTGCACCTAAACGGTAGCCGGTGTAGCTGTTAAACTCTTCTACCGCTGCGCTAAAAAGCATAGTTAGGAGTGCATCATCTGCACTCCCGTCTACGCGGCAAAAACTTTTCAATTCGGTAAGGTTTACCGTAATTGGAGTATAACTGCTAACCGTTACCATGTTTAGATAGTGATGTCTTTTGCGATTGCAAACGATTCGTTGCGCAGTACGGCTACGTCCATAAAGCGCTCCAGGTAAACCTCAACGATAGACGACTTCATGTTGGTGTAGGGGTCTACCATAAGGGTAGCACCGCCCCAAAATCCAACCTGCACGTCAGACCAGTTGCCGAAAATCATACCGTACTCGTCCGGGTTCGGGGTCGTGTAGATAGGCGACAAGGTCGTCGAAAGGATGTTGTAACCGTTAGCAGTTTGAACTGGTGAAAGCGTGCCCTCAACGAGGAAACGACCCGAACCAGCGTCAAGCTTGGTCTGCTTCAGTTTAGCCAAAACAGCGGGGTGCGTAACGTAAGCCAGGTTACCGGTCAAAGCGTCGGCGTTGGCCAAAGCGCTTTCAAAAGCGATAAGGTCGGCGTAGTCGATGGCTCCGATGGTCAAAGCTTGAGCTGCAAGCTCTACGTAGATACCGCTGGGCTGGTTGCTAGAACCGGTGCCGTTTAGGATTACGTTTTCCAGGCCTTTGTTAAACGAAAGGTTAAGCTGGTTGATGATGCGCTGCTCGATGCCGCGGCTGTACTCTTGACGGAGCAGCTGGTTTGACATAGAAGCAGTGAT